CTCTCACATGTTCTGCATGTCTCGGTGAACGCCCATGCGCCACACATCTTGCATCTCATAGGCTCTAGTTTAGCAAGATCATCGGTAAAATCCCCGTAACCTGCTTTGAGCAATAGACCGACCAGATCACCAAGTCGCATAAAGGCCAGATAATCCTGGGGACTACCTTCTCCCTGTCCGTTAAGACGACAAGTAACGATAGGCAACCCACCAGTTTTAGCTGCCCTCTTTGTGACCTGATCGATCCATGCTTTTGGCTGGAACGCCGATCTAGCTTTAACTTCCATGTCGAACGGGACATGTGTTATATCTTTTCCAGCCCCTCTACCGATATCTGCATGTGGCCACCAGTTCGAAAGGTATCTGGCGACAACACGCTCGGTAGAGAATCCCCGGTATTTACGGCTTTGTGAGGCCATTGACCGCGTGGCACTTAGAACATGACCAGCTCTTATTAGTGAGGTTTACCTTGATGTCTTTGTAAGGAATTGAATCATTACATAAGCAGCATCTAGTAGTAAATGTGAACTCTTCTAAGATCGCTATGACTTCTTTAGATCGATGGATCTCATCCTCAGTTGGAAATGACTCCCACTCACCATCTTGATTCTGGAATTGTAAACGCCCCATTAGCCTCTCGCCTTCTGTCGTTGCCATGCGCCTTCTTTGTTGATCTCGTACCAAATAACATCGTTAGGAGATGGGCAACGTGTGATCTCACCTGTTACAGCATAAGAACACTTGAAGTGACCCCATGGCTTACCAGCCTTACTCTGACCCGTCTTCCAGATCATGTCTCCATGTTGGCACCGGGGAATGTCCTTCTCGGTCTGGCCGCCAATGATTTCTTTCACCGTCGCAACGGCTTCCCCCATTGTGGGCGGCATAGTCGCTGTGTTGATAGTCCATGGATCTTCCTCTTTCACTACTGGAATGTAAGTGCCAGATGTATCTGCCATCTTAGCCTTTACTTCATCGATCGTAGCCTTTACTTCTGACGCCTTAGCAACCTTGCTCATTTCTTCGCGGCTAGGTCTTTTTCCTTTTGTAGCATAACCCGCAGAAGCCAATGCACGACCAATCGCGGAAGTCTCAGCATTCTCAAGTGCGCTAGTCGCATTGACGCCTCGACCCGAGATAGTTTCTTCTGCGAGCCCCGAAGACCAAGCATGTTGATCCACTTCAGTTCTGAAGATGTAAGCTTGAACGATAAAGCGCGTAGCACTCGCCTCAATGATCTTAGTATCAATACGGCCATCTGGGTGATCCTTCCAAAACTTAATTAGACGTTCTTCGACTGTTTCATAATCTTCAAGATTAAACATAGTTTTCGTCCTTTTCCGTAATTAGTTCACAAGCTAGTGCAAGGTAAGCACACGCGTCGATATAGGAGTCAATGTGATCTGCTGTCTCTTGTAATCTGGCAAGTTTAACTTCGACCATCGCCAGACATGCTTGATGGTCTGTGATTGGTATTTCGAGCATTTGCTGGAGTCGTAATGCGATTCGAGTCTGATTGATACGAGGATGACCATATACTCGTCCTCTGTCTCCAATGACGTCAGTAGCTGATAATAGGACTTCATTTGCTTTCACACTCTCACCTTGTCTCTTGATTCGTAGTATTCCCGGACTGCTTTACGTCCTTTAAGATACCCTATCCTCATGCCGACAATTCGGCCAACATGGAAGTACAACACAGCCATTGTAATCATGACCAGAAAATCACCTAATGATGGATCAAACATCTTTGCTCCCTTGTCGATTGGTTGGTTCGACGGGATAATCTTCTCAGATCGCTAGGCTAGGTCAATAAGATTTTGATAACGAAACGGTAACAATTCTGAGTCATCCATGTGGTCATCGATGTCTCGATCTAGGTCGTTATCTAGGTCGTCCATAGCGACGCCCGTGGACTTGGAATGTCCCATCCTTTTCGATATAGATGAGATCGACTTGGACGTTCTTTCCATTCTCTGTGACGATAGCGAAGGCTTGTTGCCAATTTGGCGTTGAGACGTATTTAGCGGCCTTTAGATCCATTGCGTGTCCCACTTCGACTCCATGGAGAACTCGCCTTAAAACCCCGTTAGAAGCCTCAGAATGGGCACTTCTACCAGCCCTATGAGTATGCCCCATGATGACGTTCTGGCCATGACGCTTGGCTTGGTTAAGAGCTGAAAGTCCGGGGTTTGGATTGAGACTGCCCAAGTCGCCATGAATGGCGATCCAGCCTTTAGCGATAGGCATTGGGGTTGTCCAGAACTTGACTCCCATTTCATCAAGTTTCAAGAACTTCTCGAATTTCAATTCTGGCAAGGATAGGAATGCAGGAATCTTCTTCATGATGACTTTATACAATCGATCTGTGTGATTAGAACGCACCATGTGGGCTTCCTTGGAATACTCAAAGAGCGACCATAGAACATCGACTGTGCGATCTCTGTCCTCAGCTAGTGTCTGTTCGTACCACCCTGGGGTATTTTCTGTCCATCGGCTGATCTGTGGGAGATCGATTTCATCTCCGATAGTAAGGACAGCATCGGGGCGAAACGCCTTAATAAATAGACTGAGATTGCGTACAACATGTGAATCTTCGTAGGGACATTGCAGGTCTGGAATGACTACGGTTCGTTTCATTAATCCTCATCGTCGTCTTCGTAAGGTAGGCGATCCACTCGGTCGGGGATCGATGGCATAAGCCAATCAGGGTAAGCATCTCGGTCAGTAATAATCGCCAGACATAGATCAACGGCAAAACCTGCTCGCCTGAGACTCTTATAGAACTCATGCATGCAGATAGCGTATTGATCGAGCTGTGAGTAAGTATCGAGATCGATGACTTTCTTTCGTGCCATGGTAAAAATTATCGCTCTAAGAGGATGTTATAAATCTCATCGACACGCGTGTTGAGTCGTTTAATTTCCGACAGAAGATGCGTGATCACATAGCCTGCAAGCCCACCGATCACGGCTAGGCTGGCGAAGTAAAGAGTGAAGAAGTTTTCTTGCGTCACTTTTTAGGGCTCGCGTATCCGAATACTCCAGCAACGATCGATCCAAGAATGGCGCGATAGTCAAGAGCGAAGTTTGAGGTTGTACCCCAGACGGCTAGGAATGCTCCGATTGAGATTACTACTGGGTGCTTCATGTTCATTCTGTCTCCGTATCTGGGATGTCGATTTCTTCAACGATGTTGTTGTTTGGCTTGGTTGGGTCGTAACCGCCGATGCCGTAAGTAATTGATTTGACCATTATGCGACCCTGAATTGAATACGAGGTTGAATTGACGTGTTTGCAATATTTGCTGTGTATGTACTAGGCAATGCACCAGATACAGAATCTTGATTAAAACCTGTATAAACAGTAGTTGTACTCATTGAAGTGGCTGCAACAGGAGTGAAGTTTCCCGAAGTGTTACTCCATGCTCTCATAGTTGCGCTTGATGCTCCACCTTGTTGCACTCCGCATAGATAGTATAATCCTGAAGTTATCGACTGTGAAATTGTTATCGATTTTGCTCCCGTTGTTGAAGTATCAATAGTTCCTGCATCTAATAATAAACTTGATGGGACTCCATTTGAGTCTGCACTATAAATACCAAGTCTGAAAGTGCTAGAAGCAATAGCAACTGTACATTCTGCGCCAATTCTATCAATTGTAATGCTTTCTTGAATAAATAACGGAATTAATTGCAGTCTATTTATTGTAAATGAAGCCTCTCTTACGACTGCTGAAAATTTTGGTTCATACCAATAACCTGAGCGATATTTAACTTGCCAAGGTGAAGCGTATTTAGCGGCGATGTTAGATAGATCAATACCGATGTTCGCAGATGTCGAAGTGCCAGAGTTGGTGATCGGAGCAGTTACAGCAATGACGCCTGATGGCCCCTGTGGGCCTGTATCGCCTGTATCGCCTTTAGGGCCTGTGGCTCCTGTGTCGCCCTTGTCGCCCTTTGCACCGGTCGCGCCTGTAGCTCCAGTGGCGCCAGTTGCACCTGCCGCGCCAGCAGGGCCTTGTATGCCTTGGGCTCCAGCGGATGAGATAACTACATCATTAACGTTTTCTGTAATTGTTAATGTGTTTATCTGAGGTTGGATAACGATTGTGTCGGTCATGGAGTTAGTTGCCCATCGACCGTCGCAAGTCCTTGGATCAATCGAGTGACTACTCCACCGGATGAAGTGATCTCTAGTTCATAATCGTACTGAGCAGCTTCTAAAGCGGCAGACTGAGCCGCAGTTACGCGAATTGCCAAAGTACCTGTGTTAGCAGTGATAGTAATTCCTGAAGATGAAGTCAGGTTAAGAGCTGTGGTGTTGGAAGATACTAGGCGAAACTGCATTGCGGCTGTGTACCCTGTTAGGTTGATAGCGGCTCCAGCAGAATCTTTATACTGAATAGTTAGAAACCAGTCGGCTCCCTGGTCTATCGTGTAGTTGTAAGACTCAGCCATTTGTGCCTCCTAGTAACGGGATATTAAAGAACGAACTGTCTGCATCGCCTTGCTTAGTGAAAGAGATATGGCAATGAGCGTTATGCGGATTGCTTCCAGAATA